AAGGTCTGATAGGTGTCGGCACGCGGGTCCCAGCGAAAGCCTACGGCCCCGAGATTTTCCAGATTGGTCTTGAGGGGCAGCCAGCCCATGGATATATGGCCGGATGAATCGGCAACGGGGATGCCCCCGCTCGCTGGTGACACGCTGGGCGTTGCGCCTCCGGCCTGGGTTGCATTGGCCGCAGTTGTGGCATTGGTGGCAAGTGTTGCCAGTGGAACCGATGTGTCGCCATCTTCGATGCCCGCAACACGTGTGTTCAGGTCGTTTGCGGCCTCGGTGAGATGGGTCATGTTTGCGTCAAACTCGGTCGCGTTGATCGGAGACCCTTTGACCGAGACCTTTGTCGTTGTTACGGGATACGATGCAGACATATAACAAACCTCTTTCTTATACAAAACGCCGAGCAGCGATGGTCAATGACCCGACCCTGCTCCCTCGCGCCAGTTTGATTTTCTTTTTGGCTATCTCGGACCGGAACAATCCCTTGTAATATACGCCCAGATCCGGTTTGGTCCACGCCATGTTCTGCCGGATAAACAACCGCGACATCACCCCGTATTCCAGAGCGTCCCTGCACTCCCCAGAGATACATTCAGGAGTGGCGTCTATCGTTACAGGATACAGGGCCACGCGTGGAACCACCCCTGTATCGCCGGATCGACCGTCAGTCGCGACAAACAGTTTGCCTTCGGCCTCATCGTACGCATACGAAAGACCTGTCTTTACGGTCTCTGTATTATCGGGATCGCGCAGGGACAGCACCCGCACCAGGCCGGTATCATCGGGCAGGGTCAGGGCATAGAGAACCGCATTGTCCGTCAGTGTCAGCTCAGGCAGATCCTCGGACCACATGTTGGTCTCTTCGCAGATGGTCCTGGCAACCCGGGGGATCTCCGCCTTGATCACAAAATCCGGGCAATCGGCCAGCTCGATCCGACAAGCCGTTACAATATCGTCAATCGCGCTCATGCTCGCCGCCTAGTATGTGGGTTCTGTAGCTGTTTCAGCCTGCTCCTTGAGAGAGAGGCCCTGCAAAAACGCAGCTCTCAAGCTGCTCGCCCTGGCATCGTTGACGGTGTAGTCAGCATCCTTGAGGTATGCCATGTACACGATATAATTGAGCAGATCGTTTGCATACACGTCATCAATAGAGATGGTGGCCGCAGACGATGCGCAGTCGGTCGGAGTACTGGAGTATATCAACTCCACTTCGGCAGTCGCCAGGGCCGGGGGATAAACATAAAAATGCTTGGGATCGCGCTTGTCGTAGGTGTAGTGCTCGATATCGACCGTACCCGTACCGGTATGCCAGGTGCCGATCTGATCATCCAAAATGCGCCGGGGTATCAACCGAATAACCCCGCCGCTCGACGCATCAGCGACATTCCTGGGTACATCGATCAATACGATACCTGCCGGATCGTCACCCGTGCCATCGGGGAGGGTCTGTTTGGTACCCGCTACCAGTGTGTACGAATCCAGATTAGTAATGCTCGTTTCCGGTTTGAGTTTAACAATTTCCCGCTGGCCATCATTGAGCCAGCCCAGAAGCTCGGCCTCTGTCCAGCGGGTGTTGGTGAGATCCTGTAAGATGATCTCTGCCTTATCTATGATATTACCAGCGGTGATTGCTGACATAGAAGTACCTCAAAAAAAAGGCCGGACCGTTAAAACAGCCCGGCCTCTGGGGTTTTCGCTGCAAAACAGCGTTATCTGTCGATTGCCTGGGTGGGCAGGGCGTACAGATCCTCGAAGGTCGAGGTGGCGCCGGCCCCGGCAAAGTTGGTAGTGCCGATGGTGAATGTCGCCGTGGAATTAGTGGCGACCAGCACCGAAGCGAACGGGCATACCCCCTCGTCCACGCTCGGGTAGGCGGCCAAGGCCGCGCTGGCAGCGGTCTCGCCGGGAAAAACATCAACATCCTCGTCGGTATCCAGTGCAAACACATACCGGCAATAGGTGCTCACGGGCTGGGCGGTAATGGTCCCGTTGTTGCCCATGGCGGAAATGTCGTAGGTGGCGTTGGCGCAGGTATAAAACACGTTGTCGATCACCACGGAAAACGCCGTGGCAATCACCAGATCGGCCGAGCTGGCAGCAGCGCCCGAAGCGGCCATGGCGTGAGTGTCCAGGGTGTCGGCCACGAATGTCCACAAGGTCCGGTCGCCCTCACGGGGAACAGCGAGCTCTTCCACGGAGGCGGCCTGGGCGGCTGCTCCAAGGGCCAGTCCAATAAACAGCATCAATGCAATAAGGCGTGTACGTATAACGACTCCTCCCCACGCTAGTACGTGGATATGGCGAACCGGTTCCGGTCGGTATAGGTTATGTTTCCGTGGTCATCCTGCACGCAGTCGGTCTGGATGGCATCCACGAGCACGTTGTACACGCCCATGGGCACATCGACTTTTTTGTCGCGTTTGATGTTCCAGACCCTCCCGTTAAGGCCGACAGCAACGTCATCCTTGCCGCCGGGCCCGTCCTGGGAGTGGATAACCAGGGCCACGGTCTTCTTCCTGATCCCGGGCTGGGCAACGTCAGGCTGTTTGCCCGCGTCCGTGTCCAGGGACGTATCCAAGTTTTTTTTGCTCATACGCTACTCCGCCCGCTGCCGGGACAAAGTGTCCCGGCAGCGGTGGTTGGGGTTAATCCGTACAGGCCACCTCGGCCCGACACATCCAGAGGTCCTGGAGGATGACCGCAGTCGCCCATGTCTTCCAGGAGATATGACCACGCTGGGCCATGGGGTCGGAATCCGAGGGCTTGGGGTTGACAACCATGATATCTACCGGGGAGACCGGGCGCATCTTGCCGTCATTGTTCTTGGCGCCGTATCCCTTGAGGGCCACGGTCCCTATGGCGTCGGCAGCGATATACAGTACCGGATAGACATCCGCCTTGACACCGGTCGTGGAGAGCATGGCCCCCTTGTCGCCCCCGGCATCCTCCCACGGCTCGATAATGTCCGAGGTCAGATAACGAACATCCTCCACCGCGCCCACCTCGTTGGGGTAGGGGGTGATGGTCCCGTAGTCCTTGGCCGGGATAAACCCGTCCATGGAACGGATGTCCGTCTCCAGGTCCACATGGGCAAAGGCGATGTACGAGGGATCGACCGCCTTGGTGCCGTATGCGGGCGTGGAGCGGAGAATGGTGGTGATCTTCTTGCCCCGCTGCCGCTTGATCTGGCGGGTGATCTTCCGCTGCAGGGTCAGGGTCAGTTTGGTGTTGATCTCGTTGCGCGCATCCCCGTTGGCCCGCATCACATTGGTCCCGGCCTTGAAGATGCCGAAGCGGATACGTTCGAGCATTTCAGCGGCCTGTTCGCCCAGGCGCCGGTTCTGGATCTTCAGCACCGGGTCCTCGTGGGTGTCGGCGATGACGTCGGTGATCACCTCCCGGTCGCCGTATTGGGCCACCGTGGCCTGGACGTCGGTGCAGGTGGGTTTGGTCGCTGACGGGGTCACCCCTTCGGTCAGGGGTTTGGGCGTGGGGGACAGAGGGTTGTAGCGCCGAAACTTGGCGTTTTTACCTGTGCCACGGGGAACCGTGGTTGTCTGGCAAAACGGCTCGAACACCAAGTAGGGCTGTCCGACTTCCAGAAAATCCTTGACGACGTGCGCCTCGGTGCGCGGAGAGATATCTCCAAAGTTTGTGACTCCTGTTGCCATGATGCTTTCTCCTTACTAACGCGCGCTACAGACCGATCAGCGGGCCAAAATTGCCCTCGAAGTCGTCCGGGTCCGGATCTTTTGTCGGCACGGACGGGCTTCTGCTGGGCACGGTTCCGGCTGCGCGGGCCTTGTCGGCCCTTGCAGGCGAGGCGGCCTGGCTGGTTGGATCGTGCGCGGATGTACGATAGGTGCGATAATTTCTCAGGAGTTCGCCCACCTGGGCAGGGGTCCCGTTTTGCTGGTATTCGAGCCACCTGGTGGCCTCGGCATACGGGCGGGTGGCAACCCACTCGTTCAGACCCGTGAAAAACTCCTGAAACTGCAGCTCCCTGTCCGGTAAGGGACTGAGCTGGCCGTTTGCGTCGATCGTGGCCACCTCGGCCAGATCGGTGTTGTCCGACAGGATGCGCTCCTGGTGCGACAGGGCCTGGGCGCGGGCCGTCTGTTGCTGGATGGACTCCAGCGAGCCCGTCAGCTTGCTCTCCAGCTCCAGGGATCGGGCCTGGATCGCCGCGACCTCCGGACCGTAGTCCGTCAGCAGGTGGCGCAGAGATTTCCCTGTCTCGCCGCCGTCTGCTATCATCCGGGCGTAGCCGGGATAGTTTTTCTGGAATGCCTCGACATCCTCGCGGATCTCTTCGGGGAGATCCGCAACCTCTCCGGCCGGGGCGGAACCCTCGTCCATCGAGTGAGTCGGGCGTTGCTGCTGAAGGGCGGCAAGCTGTTGCTCAAGCGCCCTTGCCCTGGCGCGTTCCTGCTCAAGACGCCCGAGCATGGAATCGTACCCATGGGCACGTTTTTTGAGCTCTTCAAGATCTTCCCGGCTGGAGTCCTCGCTAGGAGACCGGTCATCTCCGGCCGAGGTGTCGGAATCACCCGTGTCGGGCTGATCCCCCTCGGGGGCGGGTTCGTGGTGGTCCACAGCGGACTCGTCGCCTTCATCTCCCTGCTCGAAACCCGCGTCCGACTCGTCGGCGCCAGGGGCCACATCGTCCGTATCTTCCACGGGCTCTGCGGGCTGGTCGGTCGTTTCGCCTTTTTCGAGCAGTTGGCCAAAAACCTCTTCAAACTCGTTTGCGTCCTGCGTCATGCTGCGTCTCCTTGCCGGGCGGCCGCTGCCGGGGCCGGCGATGTATGCGTGTACGGTCATGCCGGGGGCCTGGATTCCAGGGCCGGAGCGGACCGGGTCGTACAAAATATCTTGATTATCTGGGCGTCACCTTGCGGATCACCTCGCGCAGCGCCCTGACCGCTCCCTGATACCGGAGCAGGTAGTCACGCTCGTCGGCGCGGATGACCTTTTCCGTCCAGTCGGCAATCTCGGACTCGATAAACGCGATCCACGAGGCCGTTGACTCGGCGTATTGCAACTGCTCGATGCGTTTTCTAGCGGTCATATCGCTCATACGCGCTGCTCCTGCTGGGCCTGTTGGACCTGCTGGACCGACTTGCCGAGCATCTGGGGCAGAATCTCTTCGGGCTGCAGACCCCGGGCACGCATCTCGTTCATAATCTCCGTCACCTGGGCCTTGGCCACCTCGGCGGCCTGGGCAGCCATCTGCTGCCGCTGTTCGGCCTGAAACTGGTCCTTGGGCTTCAAGAGATCCACGTCCACCTCGATGGACTTGAAAAGCTCGCGCAGGAGCTTGTCATCGTCGCACCTGGGGGCGAACCGGGGAGATTCGGTCACCTGCATGGCCTGCAGCAGCTTTTGGGATCGGATCTCCCGCGCCATGAGCGCGGTCGAACCCCTGGCCTCGATCTCGAAATCGCCCATAATGGACGGGTCCTGGGAAAAATTCATGTTCCAGTGGTACAGGGCCTCGATAAACGGCGCGGTGATGTTGTCGTCATAGTCCTTGACCAGGTCCTTCAGGTTGACGTTGACCGCCCCCATGAGCATGGACAGGCCGGACGCTGTCTCGCCGGCCCCCTTGACCTGAGACGATCCCTGCATAAACCGGGGCGCACTGACCTCGTCGCCGAAATTCTGAAAAAACTCGCTCATGGCCAGACCGCCCTGGATCTCCGCAGGTACGTTCCACATCTGGATGGCCTTCTGCATGTCTTCGGGACCCTCGAACAAAAAGACCTTTTTACCGTGGATATCCTTTGGGTCCTCGCCGGGAGCCAGGGCCATCATGTTCACCCCGAACATGGGACCGGAGATGGCATAGGAATCGACCATCTTGCGGACGCTGGCGTTGAATCCCGCTGCCGGGTCGCGCATGTCGCGCGGTACGCCCTCGCCCCAGATGGAGGTTTCGTCCTTGTCGTAATGCCAGAAATAATAATAGGACCTGACGCCCTCGATGGGGTTGAGTACACACTTGATAACCTCGTCGCCCATCAGCCAAACATTGGCGTAATACTCGTCCACGGACCCGTCCGGCAGAGAAACGCCGGCCTGGATCAAATCGTCAGAGGAAAGATATCCCCACCGTTCGAGGACCCGATAGCGATTCTCAAGGGCGCCGGGGATCTCGTCGGACCCCAGGGCACGGAGCTCCTGCTCGTAATTGCGCATCTGGGCGTCCCCGTCCTTGTGG